GTCCAATAGAACGGTAGAAGGGTGAGGAGCACGGGTTCTAAAGGGCATTATGTTGCGTTTTCGGTTCTTCCAGACCTCCATCCTGGCGTCCAGGTCATCCGTGGATTCCCCTCTTTTGCGCTTGGGCTTGTCCCTGGACTGCCTTAGGGATTCACTGTGGAGGGCATCTTCAATCACCGTGTAGCCGTATAGAAGAAGGTGCTTTGCTGCTTGCTTCCAGGTGAGAGAGGGCTCTTTTAGCGCTATTTGGTGCATGACGGCTTGGAGAGCTACTTCCAAGTTGTCTGCGTCTAATTGGTCATCCTCTGTGGGTCCCATGGGCCAGCGTTTTACTTTGGGTTCATGGGATATTAGGTGGTCTACGGCGTGGTCAACAATTGCCCGGCCCCTGGAGGGTTTTAGCCATTCTGGTCGTTTGGACCCCTGCCACCATAGATTGAAGGTCCCAGTGTAGTAGGTGTCTATTACAGCCCAATTCGCCCAGGCATCTCTCCAGAGTCCACTGAGATGGGACTGCATGGAGTCGATGTAGGACGCATCCGGCTTGTCCTCTAAGGTCAGGTCACCAGCCATACGGATTCCTTCTTTCAGCGCCTCTAATTCCTACAAGGTCATTCCTGCCTATGAGGTCCTCCCCGTCAATCCCAAGCCGCCTTTCCTCTGAATCTCTTCGTCTCCCCGGCACCCTGGCTCTCTGGGCCCTGTTGCTTATTTGGAGAGCTATTCCGATTGCCATGGGGTAGTCGTCATGGGCGCCGTGTTGAGCCTCGATCCTCCCGTGTTTTTCCGGGTTCCTGATCACGGAGTAGAACTGGGACAGGCCCTCTTCATTCGGGACCGTTAGGTACCTGGAGTTGCAGGCCGCTGAGAGGTCCCCCCAGAGAACGAATCTGGAGCCTGTTCGCTGCCTGGTGTCAGCGGTGTGCCAGCCTTGATTCCCGTCGTCCCGGGTGTAGATCCTGGGGTAGTTTGATTCGATGGCTACCTTGAGGGTCTGAATCCCCCATTCGTTGTCCTCGATTCCCCAGATTGGGTTTCTGTAATACTCTAGGAGGTCCATGGACGCAATAGCGAGTTGATCCGGCTCTAAGAGTTGGCTCATCAGGTCCGCCACCACGTAGCCTGTTTCCGTGTTTATGATGCCGGTCACTGAGAAGTCCTGGCCCACACCGTGGGAGGTATCCGTTCCGGCTGCATATTTGTTGCCTATTTGGAAGTCCTGGTAGATATTTGCGTAGAATCCAGCACCGGCAGGGAGCGTTTTGACCGGGGATTTGATGTCCTGCCGCATAGCCAGTAGGGTTTCCGGTCTGAAGAAGACCAAGGTCCGGGGAGGGGCAAGGGCTTCATCGGCTGTTGCCGGGTATTCCTTCTCAAACCGGGCAAGGTCGTCAGCGTCTTCCCGCCTTTCGTTGTACCAGTCTTCAGTGCGGTCAGGACGGACGTTCCAGCCGTAGAAGAGTCGCCTGTAGTTAGATCTGCTGGGAGTCTCTTCCGGCACGGTATCTCCTCTTGAAGAGTGAATCCGCTGAATCCCCGTTGGAAGTGGAGGCTAGGATGAGCTGCCCCCCGTTGTCATTTAGGGTGGGTTCTACTGCTGTGACGTTCTCATCTAAATGGGGGTGGTAGTCCGCCTCATCGAAGACCGCTTTTGTGGCGGTATAGGAACGCCCGGCTTTCTGGGTTGAAGGTAGCGCCCGTATCCACGATTCGTTGCTCGGGAAGGCGAGTTCCTGTTGATTGTCTAAGGATTTCGTCTTGACTTGGAGCTCGGGCGGCAGTTGTTGGTAGATGTATTTGGTCTTCCAGAGTAGCTGTTTGCACTCCTCCTCCCCTTGGCTGAACATCAGAAGTTGTGCCCCGGGCTCGAATAAAGCGCATCTCAGGAAGTGGGCTGCAATAAGCCAGGAAGCCCCTATTTGGCGTGCTTTGAGCCAGACCACCAAGCGCTCAGAGGAGAGGACTTGGATGGCTTCTAGTAGATGGGGCCACTTCTCGAATTTTAGCTTGCCACGCCCAGGAGGGGGTTCTAGGATGTAAACGAAGTCCACGAAGAACTCAAGCTCCTGCTTGGCTAGTTCAAAATGGGCTATCTCCGAGGCTGTGTCAAGAAGGGTCAGGATCCCTCCTATTTACTGTCTCTTCCGTAGGAGGAGAGGGAGGCAAGGGAGGATTAAGAGGACCCCGGCATGAGAGCCTGTCCGTGCCGTTATGGTCATCCCACGGCTTTGAGCAGGTGTAGCATCTTCCATCGGTCATATGGTAGCCTCTGCCGGACAGTATACCATATGTGGAATTTAACGAATTAAACGAATTTAAGGGATTACCACTAGCCACTCGGCTGCTTTGTTCTTCGCCACGGTGTATGGCGCCGGAGGGATATTCAAAGCTATGTTTAGCTTCGGCCAGTGCCGGGTGACCACATCACTCCCGAAGAAGGGCTTTACGAGTACGTTTCCTGGGAGCTCATCGGCTATCAGGATGGGTACTTCGCCGGACGTAGGGAACATGAAGTCTATGGCCCAAGTTGGGTTCGGGGTCATCCCCTCCGAAGTGTTGAAGAGCCTGGCGTACCCCTCGACTGGGAAAGGGTAGGAGTCCCGCTTGATCAGGAAGTAGACCGTCTTGTCCTGGAATTCCTCCCAGGTCTTCTTAGCCCCGGCCCAATTCATACCGCTGCCAGGACGTATGCACCGGCTGGCTATGGTGGCCGCTTCCTCTATCTGCTCCCATGTTTCGGCCCGGGCTATCTTGTACATCCCGCCTCCTACATTCAAGCTCAAATAGCTTGCCCATCAACGATTGATTCATTGGAGTGTCCATTGGTGGACTCATTGGTAGCTGAGGAATCGTGGTCTAGATCACGGTTTAGCCTGTCCCCGGCTAGAGCTATCAATTCCTCCCGAGTCATCTGGGCGATGATGTGATGTGACTCGGTTTGAATTGGCCCACCATCTGCTCCGGTTACCGCAAGCTCTTGGATAGCCTTGCCAAACCCACGGTCTAAGAGCCTATCCGCGGCCATGAGCCTATCCGCCACCCTACACTTGATCCGTTTCCTTCCATCTTTGAGCCTATCCAACATCACATCCAACAGGAACCCAACAATATCCTCTCCCTCTTTGGTCCTAGTCTGTACCATCTTGGATAGATTGAGGGGCTTCGGTTCAGCCAATGGCAAATCCGGCCCAATTCCAGCCGCTTCAATAGCTCTGATTGTCCTGGGACGTGTTGCCAAAAGCTCTATTTGCTCTTCTGCGAGCCTGGCTTCATCAATCGATGTCATACCCCATGACCCCCTATTTCGTGTACCACCCTATTTTTCTTGGGTCCTACTTTTTCTTCTTTTGGTGTTTTGATGCTTTTTGAGTTGTTTTTACGTTTTTGAATCGTCTTTGATACCTATGTGCTCATAACCCGTATTTCGAGAGGACTTTTTGGCACCATAGGGTATGGGGGTGGGTTTAAGGTAAGACTTTATCAGTCGCTTCAAGTCTCCGTGTACCCTAACACGCGGGCACGCGCACGGGTTAGGGTTCGCGAACTAAGGGGCCGAGTCGAACGCCTGTTCTGGTTTGTGCCTGGAGCCTGGGTAGAACAGGCGTTCTAGGCCAACAGTGGTAGTCTATTCTATTTACTTACAATAATTCGATACAGGAGAGACATGCTAACCGAACCTGAAATCAAAGTAGGTAATTTAAAATTATACCAAATCCACCAAAAATGCCCAAATGATAAAGAGTATTACATTTTGGTGGGGTAATTCGTGACTAGACCAAATTTCAAAAAGGCTTGACACCTGGAAAATCAGGCTTTACCATAGGTGTCAGACAAAAGTACCAAGAGTCAGACATGGAGTGATACATGCAAGCAGTAACGTTCAAAGATGCCCAGACCGCCTTCCAAGAAGCCATCGCCAGTTTCAGGTTATCCGCTTCCCCTAAGTCTCCCGTGTACGCTGGACATTACATGTACATGGGAACCTGGGACGGGAAGGATCAATTCAAGCACAACGATACCCGGCAATATCTTAGCTAATCGGAGAATAAAATGACATTGAAATTCAAACCCGCCGGCAACTTTATACCCTTAACTATTGCACAAGCACAAGCGGCGTGCGGCACAACGTCCAAACCGTCAAAAATGCCAGGCACAAGCACAAGCACGCCGGCCGAGAATTGCATCACCGGCTCGAAGCTTCGCGATGTTAAAGGCAGCGTATGCGAAAACTGCTACGCCATGAAAGGCATGTATCAAATGGGAAACGTCAAGCCGGCGCTTGAAAACCGCTTTAATCTAGTTATGGAATCTCAAGAG